TTATCCATACTGATGCCCCTCCTGGGTCTACTACAACTGTCCAGTATCTACTATCATGCTCTCCATATTGATCATACATTCGCCATACATTGAACCCACTATCTTTGAGCCGTTTTACAAAATAGCTTGGAGTTTAAGGATTATTTTTTTTCTTCATTATTAGTTCATTAATGCTGATAGTATGTAAACAATATTTGTTTGATCGTCAGTCATTTCAATCTTCGCGATACCTAATTCGTTATTAATTGAAATATTCAAACCATCACAACGATTACTTGAAATTGTACGTATATTTTCAAAATTAAAAGGTATAGTCCTTATAGATTGATCGTTGCTAGTTTTATCGGCTAGGGTTATGCAAAAACTATCCATATTTGGCTTTTGTCGGTCGGTCAATTCTCCATATACAACTCCATCTTGGGTATATATGTATAGCTTTTCGACTTCCGCGGCTAGAGTACTACCTTTTATGAGTTCTGATAGTTTATCAAAATTTAAATTAAATGATGTATCAAATGTTAAGTTTTTAATTTTCTCAATATTAACACCAGGTGGTGATAAGATACCGTCATCGAGTAAATGATATTTAAATCTAATATCAGTCGATTGATATGATATACTGTTATCATCTATTATCAGTTGTATTTTCTCCTGAGAAATACAATTTATTAGTTTAGACAGCCTTTTGATATCAGGTACATTTAATTTAGCTGGTTCCGCGTTTGGGTGATTATAATTTATATATTGTATTAGTGTACCGTCTCCAGTGCTACATAAACAAGATATACTTTTTTCACGAACATCTATTACAGCATTCTCAGAAACTCTACTGATTGAGTTTAAGAAAGTGTTAGTAAAATTACGCTTGTTGTCAATTTGAATTGTTGATTGCATATTAATTAGGTTCTTCTGTATACACTATATTAATATTATTAGTCTTATTTTTCAACAATTTATTGAGGATATTCCACGCTTTAGCAATTGAAGGTGCGGATTGTTCTTTGTTTTCTGTTTTTATTAACCATTTACCTTTCACTGTTTTGAGTTTAAAAAACTCATCATAAAGTTTTTTAATTTCATTAACTTGCTCTTTTATTTTATCAATTTCAGATTTTAATATCAAAGAGTCACCCGGGTTCATGGTTGATTGATGGACCACATTAGGTGATGCTTGTTGAGCAGTGGGTACAGATTGTACTGGCATATGTGGTAATTGTACTGGTGGTTGATTATTTACTGGGGACCCTGCTAATTCTTTTATCGCGCTAGGTGCATCAAATGTAACTCCTTTTGTGTATTGACTGTCCCCAACAACTTTTTTATCTAAAGCTTTGGCTTGGCCGTGAACAGAAGCGATGAATCCTGCCATTTCGTTAATTTGAGAAGGATCATTAAAATCTGTATTGGCAGGAACATACTCACTTTTTTCAGTAGTAGATTCCTCCGGAGGGGGGTGCATCTTAGGTTGAGGTGGTTGCATTATAGATCTTCTAAACCTTTGAGTAAATCAGTAGGTATATCAATATCTTCTTCTTTATTTTTAGTCTCGTTTGTTTCTAAATTTGGAGAAGACATGGACATATCAAGTTCTTCTTCTAAGTCAGGGTCAGATTGAGTGTTTTCTTCAAGAGTTGAGTTGATCACAACTGCAGATGTGGTTTTGCAGTGAAAATGTTCATTGAAAGTTTCTTCTAAACTCTCGTAACTTTTAACCTCAAACATTTCATCTAGAGCATGAACTGATTGATATATTTTTTCAATCGAATTAGGTGTCAAGCCCTCGATTGCTGATGGCATGAGGAACTTGCTAGCGACATACGTTGGGTAATCTCCTTGTTTGTCACAGCGAATTCGAAAGTTGCTTCCATTTTCAGTTAGATCAAAAACTCTAGAACCGAACTGGTCTGAATCTTCACCTTCAATTGCATCAAAAATTACTTTGTGCAGTTGCTTACCATAACGTACTACTTTACACGTGTCATTGTTATCTGATTCTTCAGGGTCGTTAATTACATACGCGTTAACTAACCATTGTTCGCGACGATACACTTTTTCTGCTTTTGCTTTTTCATCCGCAGAGCCAGACTGCCTCAACTTATAAACTGCTTCCGAGATCGGGTCCCGCTCTCCAATAGATTGCCTACTGACAACATTAATATATTGACCAGTTGCAAAGCTTTCCCAGCCGTATGTATAGTAGTGATGAAATGTTTTAGCTGGGTCATTTATATTCGGTAGTAATCTAACTTCATATGAATTTCCAGGTTTGAACCTCATTATGTCTTTGAAAGCATTTTGAGATTGAGATTTATTTAAGGATTCTTTGATAGAATCAAACATTGATGATGTGAATTGTGCGCTCATAATTTTTAGTTTTTAATTTAATATTTGTTTTTAGTTTTTAATTTAAAATATATTATACAGTATCAATTACTGTAATTCAACTATTTTATATAGTGTTTATGTACCTTTTAATATATTTACTTGTTTGTAAAGATGGCTCGATTGAAAAAAAAGTTCTAGCAGCATCGTATTTTGATGTATGATCGCATAGATGTATAAAAAGATCTAAAAGATCTTGATCTGATAGTACAGTTATGAATATATTAGCAATATTCATTTTTTTATTTTTTAACATACAAACAAAACTACAAAAAGAGTAAAAAGTTATTTCTAGTTCTGCATTATATAATGATTTTCCAGGGTCATTAGATATAGGTTCATAATCTATGTCTTGCATGGTTGGAATAATTTGCTGAATTCTAAAAATGTATCAGTCACAACACCACCAGCAGCATCTTTATGACCACCACCATCTATAATTTTTTTAGCTAATTTAGATAAATCAACAGTACACTGTTTATTTTTTCTAAAGCTGACTCTATTAGTGTCTAAATTTGTTATAATTGCTATGTCTGCCTTTTTTTGATTGACTAAATAATCACCTACATCGCTTATCATAGAATTAGCGAAGGTACTTAAGCATTTTACCTCGGATTGTTGAATGTTAACATTGGCTTGATGTATTTGCAAACCATTTACAAGTTTATTGTATCGATGTTCGTGTAATTGAATTACGTTGAGATGTATGTTGCTAAATCCTTTGAAACCATAAGTGAAATCATTTAAAAATTTACCCAGTCTATCGCCTTGATAATTCCAGAATACAGTGTTAAGCTGTTTACTTTGTGTATATTTATGGGTCCAACTATCATAATCATCAACTAAAGCTATCAACCGGCGTTGGTTGTTGTCAATTTTTTTATCAATTTGTTGCTTGAACATTTTGTATATTAACTTACAACAACTAGGGTATATTTGTATATAATTTTTGGCGGTTGTATATTTATTTTTCCGGTCATAATGTGATTGATGGTGATCTATTATTGTTATATTTTTTCTATCCACCAATTCTAGAGAATTTTGTGATACATCCAAGTCTAATATGTAAATATTGTCATAATCATCTGGGTTATTTTTTTTGCACCAATTCACATAATCGTCGTGAAACTTTGTAACTGTTGTAACCTTATAAGGTATATTTTTCCCGGTGAACCATTTAAACATTAAATACGAACCAGCCCCGTCCAGGTCTGCATCAGTGAATATAATGTTTTTTGGTTGTTTCATTTACTTTAAATGTTATTTATATTGTAACTCTTTAAAAATCAATCGTCTTGTAGAACGTTTAGCATATTGAAGCTATCTGATAACTCTTCTGTACTGTTTGATATGTCCTCTTCAGTTATAGTCAATGTACTGTAGTCTATTCTCATTGATGTTGTTCCAAAGTTAGGTCCAAACCTATTTTTCATCATACCTAAATTGATAATATTCAATTCTGCATCTTCATCTCGTTGAAATATACTTATGACACAATCGGCAGTTGCTCCCATACCGTAACTTTCCCCTACAGTATCTAAACCAGGGTCTACTTCATTATAACCACTCCTGTTCAATTGTGTTGCAGTAATTATAGGACATTCAAATTTATATGATAGTGCCCTCACCTGTTCGGTTATTTTTTTAATCTGATCATATGAGTTGGTGCCGATTGATCCTTTGAGTAAATTTATGTAGTCGAGTACAATAGCATCTGGTTTCATCACTGTTTGAGAAACTTTGTTTATAAACCCAGCTAATTGTTGCGGAGTTATTGTGCTAGGAGGAAACTCTTTAACTATTAATTTTGATCCGTCATGAGAGCTCTTAAACGATTTTAGTGTCTCTTTTAAAAAATCTGTATTCATGTGCAGTTCATTTATAGGAACTTGAGCAATGTTTGATGATAGTCGTTTAGAATATAGCATTTCCGGCATCTCAAGAGATATTAATAGAACTTTTTTACCCTGTTTACATATGTTAGTAGCAATGTTACCTAAAAATATACTCTTACCCACATTGGTTTCACCTGCAAACACGTACAATGCACGACCGCCTTCAATAAAACCACCATTTAATTTTTTATCTATCCACTCCCAACCGGAGCTTATATGAGACTCTTCTCTGTGCATATCATCTACGTGCCGGTCTATATCTGTAAAATAATCAACACCTATATCTATATTTAAATTAATATTACAAGCAGTTTCAAATTTACTTAACAATACTGATGAATCTAATGTACCGTTACTACCATCATCTACTACCTCCATTAACGTACTATATACAGCTCTTTCTTTTATATATTGCTCTGTATTTTTATACAACTCGTCTTTATTATATGTTTTATCTACACTTTTGATATAACTTACAGCGGCCCGGACTGATTCTTTCAATTCATCATCAGTACATCTAGTTTTAATCTCAGTCGATGTAGGTAATTGGGTATGTTCACTATAAAACTCTGTAATGATTTTATATGTTCTTCGAATGTCTAGGTCTTTTAGATGTTCCGGCTTTAAATGATCAATAACACTAGCAAGATATTGTTCATCTGTCATGACGTTGAACAATAATACATGCTCAAACAGCTGATCGTCAATCTTCACTTAACCGTACAGCTCTAAAAATTTTTGTTCACTAGCTTTCCACTGCGGGTCTTCAACAGATGCTAAGCCTGGACTGTCATGAATAGCGTGAATCAACGCTGTACCCATTTTCATTCCTTTTTCATTAGCATCTAAACATGAAGCTATATCATAATGATGAAAGTCAAAGTTTGTATTAAATTTAAATCTCTTCTCTTTAACAGTTCGTAGATTTACAGCCAAAAATACACCATCTAATATTAAACACCTCTTAGGTACCGGACCGAACGATGTTGATATCACTTCATTACTGTCTTGATCCATACCTGCAGGGTGATATACTGCACCAGACCAGTCTTGCTTTTCCGACATTAAGTGCCAGAGTGCAGGTGATTTAATACTACATTTTTGAGCACCGGCGAGGCCGACTATGTCATACTTGTCAATAAACATAGCTTTGTATAATTTACCTCTAAGTTTTGCATCATCAATATACAGATCATCATGAGCAAATACCACGATGTCATGCTTTTGAGATATTTTTCTAGTCATGTATTTGTTGTATATCTCTGGGAGCCCTGTATAATTCTCAGTAACACCGACTAGTTTAGCTTGATTGTTTAACATTTTTATACTAGCACCAATCCTTGTATTGTTTATATCAGATTGTTGCGTAGCGGAAACAATCAGTAGTGGTTTTAATTGTATAGTATCTTTACTTTTCTTCACATTTGTATTATATTATATTTTTGTATATTAGTCAATCGTAAAAAATGATGTATTGTTTTGTAAGTTAACCTGAGGAATAATTCCATGATCACATATTTCATATATTGAGTTGTCTGGCATAATTTTTAAACCTTCTAGCTTGATACTAGAGAATGTCTGGTCATTATTTGTTATGTATAGGGTACTACCCATCCTGACTAAAAAACAACGACCAGTTCGTTTATTGTAGCACCATGCACCTACTAGACCTTTGATAAGGCTAAACGTTTTTTCTAACGTCTCTAGTATATCATCATGCGTATTTTTTTCTAACAAGACTGGTATTATGCTAGAATCAACCGGGTTGGTATGATTGCTTGTATGTTCATTTTTTAAACTATCATAATTATTTATTATACCGTTATGAGCAATTATCCATGATTGGGATTCAAAAGGATGAGATGTTGTAGTAGTGTAGTTTCGTTCTTGAGAGGTTGGTGCTTGAGTATGTCCTAAGAATAATTGATGTTCATGTTCAACATGAGATGGTAGTTGATCTAAATTAATCTCTCCAGGTTGTTTCTTAATATACAACGAGTTATTATCTTTTCTAGCCCCTAACATACCAAATGAAAAATACCCTCGTTGCTTGTTTATATCATATAGGGATACAAACTTACTAAAATTATTTGAACCAAAAATCCCACACATGACTAAATTGTTACACAATTAAAATCTTCCCATGGTATGTCAATAGAATAAACAATAGGGTCTATCAGTTTATTGTCAATAAAGCCTTTGATTCTAGAACTACATGCTGGACATTTACCACATGCCATATCTTCACCTTCATAGCACGTCCATGTGTCAGAAAAGTTCACACCAGTCTCGACCCCTAGAGCTATTATCTCTTGCTTGTTCATGTTTATGAGAGGTGCTTCTATTTGAACGCGGTCGCGTCGGTTCAAGCTCAATAAATTATTGATACTTTGTAAAAATTCATTACTTCCATCCCAGTAACCAGCCTCACTATCTACTAAAGCTGCTCCATGAAACACTGTACTCGCACCCACACTCTCCGCGTATCCAGCGCATATACTAAGAATAATCGCGTTTCTATTAGGTACATAATTCACAGTTTGAGGGTCACCTAGCACGTCTTTGGTCTTAGCAACATCAATCTCGTCATTAGTGAGCGAGCTGCTGGTGAACAGATTACCTAAAAAAGTAGCATCAATCACTTTATGAGATTTTACATTACCAAACGATTGATCAATCGCGCAGTTAATTTCCTTATCATGTCGCTGACCGTAATTGAATGTCAATGTATAAATCTCGTCTATATCATCTCGTTGCTTTTTTACATGATGAAGTATTACTGATGAATCGATCCCACCGGAAATTGGTATTACACACTTGTTCATGTGTATATTATAACATATTAGACTAAATAATTCAACAATGAATAATGATTCACATTTAATTTGGGAAAGTTTTGAGAGAAAAACATTGATCAAGGAACAGTTTGATGCAGATGTTAGATATTATGAATACCTTGAAGAGGGATTACTAGGTAACATTGGTCAAGCCGTTGGTGGGGCGTGGAACAAAGCTAAAGGTGCTTATGATGATGTGAAGACCGGTTTTCAGCAAGGCGCAGCAGGAGAAACACCTGCCCCAGCACAAGGTGAACAAAAGCCTGGTTTATTGCAACGCGCTGGAAGCGCAATAGCTGGCGGAGCCAAGAAGCTGGCAGGTGCTGCAGCTGAGAAAATAGCGGTGCCGTTGATACAAAAGGCATTCACCGCGTTACAAGCTAGTGCAGCAAAAGAACCGGAAGGAATGGCTGCTAAATTCCTTGCTGCGTTTGATTCTGGTGACCAAGCGGGCATGCAAGCTGCTGTGGACCAGGGCAAAGACACCGGGGCGGAAGCAGAAATAAACAACACCCCACCTGAACAGCAACCAGGTGAGACTGTGAACGAAGCATATGATAGAATTTTCTTAGAATATTTAACTGAAAATAAATTACTACCGGAATATGGTGGCGCTACTGGACCTTTAGCGGCCGGAGGAGCTGGACCAGCAGCCAACATGGGTCAACAGCCCGCCTCTGCAACTGGTACACAACCTCAACAACAAAGTGGGGGTATGATATCCAAGGTGGTTGGTTTCATCAGAAAGCATCCAAACTTGACTACCGCAGCTGCATTGACAGTAATTGGGCTACTATCAGTATCATTAGGTGGTATGCCGGCATTGATTGCTGCGGCTAAAGGTGCTGGGATGGGAGGTCTTTCTGGTGGAGCGATTGGTTACGGTACAGGAGCTATTGGTGCAAAGTTGAAAGGACAGAATTGGAAGGATGCACACCAAGCTGGAGTTGATAAAGCTAAAACCGGTGCACGTGTAGGTGCTGTAGGTGGAGCGGCGATTGCTGGTGGGTCGGAAGTTGTTAATCAAATGAACCAACCACCCCCTACCTCTGCTCCTGCTCCGACAGATGCAGTCGGTACTGCTCCTAATCCTGATGATGCTCTAGCAGGAATTGAACAGTCTATTCGTAATGATCCTAGATATGCTGGGTTACCGGAAGATCAATTACAAGGAATTATTGATCAAGAAGTCTCTATGGCGAAGAATGTTAGTAGTGATAGTTGGTATTCTGATATAAACAACCGACCAGAATTAAATGATGATTCACTAACTAAAAACTTAAGAGAATCCATCTTAAACCGACCCGGGTGGGTCAATAAAAACATTCTCAATGGATGATAAAGGTGTTACCGGTAAATAATGGTAAGGATTTTCCGACCCCATGGCATGTAACACAAAGATGTTACATTATAAGTAAGAATTCAGTTTTTAGTGGGTTTGGGGCTATGGATGAATATTTTCATTTTTTAACTGATTTTGTAATACCTATCCACAATGGAGTCAATTTTGCGTATCCATACGCTAAGGCTAGAAAAGAGTGTACAATATATTATCATGATGAATACCCATACATGTACCAGCGTGGGTCTGATCGATCTATTAACAATTGCGCGACTGGGCAACCATCCGGGGGGTGGTCATATAATAATCCTTTTGATTTGAGAAACTTAGGTACAATGGAGGAACATTATAAAATAATATTTCAAGATAAATTAAAATTTAAGCAATTAAGTTTAGATGAAGAATATATGAGTAGTAATCCTATAGGCCCTAAAGAAATTATGTTACACCCTTATAATGAGCAATATTTATACTCCCCGGGGAGCTGGGGTAGAAAACCACAAGTGATGTATAAAAATTTTAAAAAAGATATGTTAAGTCGTTTACCAAAAGATCGAGAGCCAAAATCAGTAGATGTTTTACTAATCCGGAGAGGTCAAAGGAAAGGTATGCTTGGTCATGGGTCAGCTAGAAGATATATTGATCCTATATTTTATGATGACCTTACAAGAATGTTAAGTGATAAAAATATAACATGTAGAACGGTTGAGTTTGATAATATGGAGTTGTGGGAACAAATCCAACATGTTATGGATTGTAAAGTTATTGTAGGTCAGCACGGGGCAGGATTGACAAACATGGTTTTTGCAGCCGATAATACATTAATAATCGAGATAGGTCATCAAAATTATCCTTGTTATGAATTTATGGCTGCTAGCTGTGGTTTAAGTTTGATCAATGATTCAGTTTATGAGAGTGTACAGTTTAGAACGTATGATCATATTTTAAATCATTTAAAGTAGTTTATGATTTAACTATACTTATAAACTTCTTTTAATTTACCTTCAATACCTGGTAGGATGGTTTTAGCCCATAACTCTTTATCGTCTTTCCAGTTTTTATAATAACCAAGCTTGGTACCATCTGGTAGTTGGTAGGTGCTTCCGGTTTGAATGACTACACCTTGACCAATCGCCACTTCGCGTAAACCAGAATATTTATCCAAACCAGTTTTAAAATTTAAATACATTTCACACTCTAAAAACGGTGGTATGAATCTATTTTTGACTGTTAAAGCTCTTAATGTACATCCACTGTATCTGTTTGCAGAAGCAATTACTTGATCGTCTTCATTACTTTTATCATGCTTTTCATCACGTTTGGCTAGTTGGACTAATACACTCGCGAGATATACTGGTCCTTTTCCTCCGGACTGATTTTTTACTAAAGTTGGGAACAAAGCTGCTGGATCATCATATGTATGGTTACTGAATATTATTGTTGTATTAGCTTCTGCTGCTTTAAACGTCAGGGTTCTCATCATACTTTTTAACCCTTTGGCCCTAGTTCCCATATCTGCAGCAGTTTTATTTTTTTCAACATCATCTAGTTCTTTTTGTGAACATAAATTACCTAAACTGTCAATACTAATTATAAATTTACCCTGTTGTTTTTTATCAATGATACTATCTAATAACTTGACAGTCATATTTCTAGTCTCTTCAACTGTTTGTACCGGTACATATTTTACTTTAGTTGGGTCTAGACCAACACCAGTTGCGCTTACTTCATCAACTGCAGCTTCAGTATCAAATATTACTGGTACGATACCTTTTTTTTGCGCGTTTGCTAAAATTTTATTTATTATGTACGTTTTTCCGGTCATAGAAGGGCCGGCGAATCCAATGATTCTACCACCAGGAACTCCTTTGTACATGCTACCGCTTATAATGCTGTTGAGCACCATACAACCGGTGTCATGATACTCAGTTACATTGCTCAAACTACCCTCAGACAGGAAGCTGGCTAGTGGGTTTAGCTTATCAATTGTGTCAAGACACTTAAGAGCGTCAGAACTTATGTCCGGGTCTTTATCCGGCATCGTCAAACATTTTTACTTTTTTGCCCGGGTTTGCAGCTGCCGCTTCTTTCGCGAACAAATCAATTTCTTGCTCTACAGGTGCATTTGCAACAGGTTGAGGTGCTGCAGCTTCCGGAAGAGGTGCAGGGTCTATATTGGCCTCTTTAGTCATCATTTTTTCATATTGATCCTGTAATCTAGCGTCTAAACCAAACTCTGGAGTAAGAGCGATTGTAGATTTGTCAAATGACCATGTTAGACCTTCTGGTCTCAATTTCTCTTCAACAAACTCTCTGAAAAAGAACGGGATCAACTGCACGGCCAGTTGACCGGTCTGTTGATTAGGTTGTATAAATAAAGTGGCCGGGTTTTTGAGTTTTAACTCTGTTTTAGTTTCTGATTCATGTTCTCCTAGAATCGTTCTTCCGGCTGCGTCAACAATAACTCTTAATTTTAAGCTCATATATATATGATATGATAATTACATGGGGAAATCCACATAAATTATGATAAAAGTTCAAATAGATCTGTTTGAACTGCCATACCGGGCTTCTTCGCTTTCCATTGCACACATTCATAAAATCTTTCAATAATACTATATACAATTTTGTCAAACATTTGCTCTTTGTCTATCGTGAAACTGTTTTCAAATTCTTTAGGATATATATATTTGTAACCAATAGCGTTCACCCCGTATTTGTTCGGTTGTGTTACATAGAAGTAACGAACCTTATCTCCATTTGTTATCAATTCATATTTATTTGACAAATTTTCTTTTTCTAAAATTGTATTGTGTATGTAACTAGCCTTCACATGAATAGGCATACCTTTGCATGTGTTAAAGTCTTCACATCGAGTAGCATACTTGTCGTACTCCTTACAACCCATAACAAACGCCACATCATCAATCGGTAATGATTTAAATATTTCATATGTTTCGTTTAATATTTTATTCGTTTCACTTAAACTTTGAGTTGATAGCATGGTCTCTATTATTTTTTTAACATACGGTTTAACAGGTGCTGGCATACTAGTTCGAACCACCTCAACACCAGTGTACTTATATTTATCTACTGGAATACCCTCATCATCCAACACATGGAGAACATAACGTTTTTTCTGTAAGAACATACCGTTATCAGCTATACACTCTCTCTTGAAAACAAATCTAGGGTCTTTACTATTCAGGTTGTTTTTTGCCCAGCTCGTCATACCGTTGTTCAGATCATCCTCAATTGATTGTATGATTTCATATGCTTGACTGTTCACTACACCCTCTTTATGTAATTTTACACCCATATGATCCAGCAGTGGAGATATACTAATATAACTAGAATCAGTATCATTATATTTTATAATAGCGCTTTCATGTAAATCTTTACCAGTTTTTGATTGTATGTAATTATGTAATATTTTGTTTGATTGTTTGATCACGGCTTGGCCTGTTAATGTGATGCTTCTCGCGATATCAGAGTCTCCTAACGGAGCATATTTATTACCAAAATATCCGTAGATACTGTTGATTAGTATCTTTACTGTATATTGTTTCACCCACCATGTCTCGGTTTCATTCTTTTTTGTTCTATAACCTTGATCACTTTTCTTCATTTTTGATAACTCTCGCCGGGACTTGTCCATATGTTTCTTGAACTCAACACGTTGGGAATATAATTTATCTACAATTTTAGGTATTATACCTTTTGTTTTTTGAGTGAAAAGCGCTTTGGCTTTTGTAATAGCAATTTCTTCTTTAATTATAAAGGCTTTAAATTTTTCGTGTGTTAGTTTGAATGTTTTACCATTAACATGTTTTATAACAACATGTGTGTCGTCCTTCTCTACAACTGTACCTACTTTGGTTTCCGGAGATAAGTTTAATGATATCATGACGCTTGGGTACAGACTGTTCGCATCAAAACTCACGATATCTCGCTGGAAGCCCCGTTCCGGTTCACCTACATACGCACCTTCATATTTACCTTCTTTTGTTGAATCTTTAACAAATGTAGGTATTATAAAGCCTTCTTTTTTTGCTTGTATAACAGAAGCTCCAGTTATAACTGTTAATGTCCCCATAGCGCTTTCTAGCGGCGCGAGACCTACATATGCTAACATTCTCAATAATTTTAGATATTGTAATTTGTCTTCCATCCGGACTAATAAATTTACATCTTGAATATTGTAGTCGACAAATGTTTTCCAGTCTTGATCCGCTAGAGTCGCTAGATTCATATCTCCATAATCTATCTTTTTATCCCCTAGTTCATATTGTGAGATGGTGTCTAGTTTGTAATTTTCTCTAAGACCCATACTAAATTTTTTATATATGTCTAAATAATCCAAACACGAAATTCCCTTGATATACCATCTCAACTGTCGATTACCGAACTGACCGGTTCTTTCTCTACAGTAAACATCACCCACGGGGCTGAGCTGTTTGTATGCGTCTTCATCTAGTATTCTGTTCATTCGAGCTATAATATATGGCATGTCAAACAGCTCACTGTTCCAACCAGTTATTATATCTGGATAATCAGATTTTATATAGTCTATAAACCGGGTGAAGAGTTCTGTTTCGGTTTTACAGTGATAGTATGTTATATCTTTGCAGTGTATATTTGCATTCTCTGTGGTTATACTAGTCGTCTCATAAGGCTTTGTACCCCATGAGAAAAACTTATTTCGGATTGTATCATATATAGTTATTACGTTGACTGGATGTGATGGGTTTTCAACATCAGGAAATGAATCTGGGCTATATGTTTCAATATCTAAAAATAAGATTTTTAATTCGTGTTGTGTAAAGTCTGGTGTTTCATTTTGTTCCCAAAATTGGTCTATTAAGAATTGTTGCTCGCTAGGTATATTTTCAAAAACGCGACGAACACCACAATCTTTTATAAACTTGTATCTATCGTACTGTGTACGGAAAGATCTTTTTTTGACTGATGTGTTAAAAATACTTGTTCCGTCACTTTTGCCTTTTGATTCATAATACACATATGGATTAAACGACATATCATAGCACACCCTGTTACCAGACTTATCCCACGTGAATAGTTTACATAGCTCGTTTTTAGGCTCGTATACTATATTTCTATACATACAGCTATTATAATATGAGCTAGTTGTAATTTCAACTACTTATACACAGTGTATTGCTTAGTAAAAGACGTAATGATATCTCCCAACACTTTACCAGTTTGAGCTGGTGGAAGATTTTGTTTCATTAAGTTATCAATTTCAGCTACAAGAGCTTCACATAGAGTTACAATCTCATCGCGTTGGTTGATTGCTTCTTCTACTGCGGTCTTACCAGTGGTTTTACTTTTAGTTGTTTTTGTCATTTATTTTGTTAAGGTGATGTCTTTTTGGAGACATGTAGGGGTATTTATATAACTCTTCATATTTAGTTAAGTTCGATTCGTTTTCAAGCCACAACAATTCGGCATGAGCTCTAGCTTGTTGACTATATTTTGAGTAGTTCTTTTTTGTATCAAAAATATTGTCAAGTTGATTTAACATCTCTTTACCGGTAGCAAATTTAAACTTCGCGGACTCATATGTACATAAATCTTGACACACAATAGGCAAACCTAATGCACATGCTTCAATATATTTTAAATTACTCTTACATCTGTTGAACACATTATCAGCTAGAGGGGCAATCATAGCGCTAGGCTCTAGTTTCATTATACTATACGGATAATCATACAGGTCTGACCATTTATGAAATTCAATCTCCCCAGATTTAATTAAAGGTTTGAGAGCTAAAGGGGCGGCGCCGAGAAACACCCATTTGTATTTCTTG